AAGCCCTTTGAGGCCATGCCTGGCGAAGCCAAGCGTGGAGGAGTCCGGTATTGTTCGCCCACATGCCGAAGCTTGGCGAGACAGCAACCTCGCGTCTTTCCTCAAATGCTGGCCTGTGCCTATGCCCCATGCGGTCAAACCTTTGCCGTGATGCCGTGGCAAACCACCATCTGGAAATACTGCTCGACGGCGTGTTACCACGCAGCCCGGCTGACACAGAGCCACGAGGCCTTTGCGGCACGCTTCTGGAGTAAGGTCGACAAGACCCCTGGCTATGGCCCTCAAGGTCTCTGTTGGCTGTGGAGAGGCGCAACCCATGCGAACGGCTACGGGAATTTTCGCGCCACACCCTACAAGGAAGGGAATGTGAGCGCGCACATCGTCAGCTGGTTCCTCAAAACAGGAGAATGGCCCCCAGAAGGCCTGTTTGTGCTCCATGCATGCGATGTCAAGGCATGCGTCAACAACGAAGCGTGCCTCTTTCTTGGTACGCACATAGAGAATGTGCAGGACATGATGAGCAAGGGGCGGGGAATCATGCAGACAAACCCTGAGCGTGTCCATGCAGGGGTACGCCGATGGAATCTTGAGAATCCTACGCGCCCGCAGACAAGTGGCGATAGGAACGGTATGCGCTTGCATCCTGAGTCTATCCTGCGTGGCGACAACAGCCCCGTACACAAGATTACTGAGGCACAAGTCGAAGAGGCACGCAGGTTGTATGCAACTGGAGAGTGGACCCTGAGCCAATTGGGTTTGCGCTATGGGGTTACAGCTCCAGCTATTCGCTACCGCATACGTCTTCATAAGCAGCCTTCTAATGACTAGATATACTATACCACAACGGCTGCATCTTTTATGCCTCGTAGTCTTGCAACTGATCTACCATGGAATACTGCAATGGAGGCGAACCACTCGACCCTGGTCCTAAAGACCGGTTTTGCTTCTAATTCTCCTAGGTCTCTTACGTCTAAAGGCCCATTTTGTATCCCTACTACGCCGCCGTCGCCAAACTGGACCGCATAAACGCTGGTACTGGCGGCGGCGCCCCCGCCCGGATTCGCCTCGGTAAACGGCAGGATGTCGTTCCCAACATTATCTTCGCGGGCAATGAGGATCGGAATGCCGTTGTAGGCCATGACGCGCTGCCCGAACTGATTGGGGTCCCATGTAATGAACCCGCCCACCGCCGTATTGCGCGCTGCCTGCGCCAACCTGAGTGCCATCGTGTTGTTCATAATGAGGTAGTTAGGGTCATCGACCTTGCTGATCAGCGTATCGAGCTTGAACAAGGAGAGCGCATCCCCGCCCGACGTGGCCCCGGCATCGAGGAGTTGTGAACTCCCTGGCGGGATACGCCGTTGCAGCCCATCAAATTCTCGAGGGTCGGCTGAACTGTCACCTTTTATAAAAGCGAGGGTCCAGCGGTGGGCAAGGGCCTTGACCTTCAGACCCTCCTGCACGCTGCGTTGGTTGGCTCCCATCGTTCGCGTGATAAACCGGTCAACATCGAGGTCTCCGCCAGCAATGACAAGGGATTCCGTGATGGGGTTCAGCACTCCAACCGACTCCGTAAAACCTTCGTTCACTCCGCGAAATCCCACGCCGGGCAAAATATCCTCACGATTATACTTCAGCGCATTGCCAGCGATTCCTTCAAAAGGTAACACTCTGAGGATGTCAGAATTCCTCGCGTACATTTCCACAATTGCCGTGCGGGCGACATCGCCCGAATTGAGCTTGGACGCTTCCACGATGGTCAGGGCCATAGGGATGTTTCCTCCACGGATGTGCCCTCGCCCTGCCTCAGCGCCCTGCCAGGAGGCTCGTCAGGGGAGGAGTTAGCGGGTTTGCGTCGCCTGCCACTCACGGAAGCGGGTCAGGCGTTCTGCCGGATTCGTGATACTGTTCCAGTCGATGCCCGCGCCATTGCCGCTATGACTTGCCGGGGCACCACCGCCGGACGACGGCGGCCACAGGTGCGGCGCCTGGCCACTGGCTTTGAGCGTGGTAATCCACTCGCTCGGATTCAGGGCATTGACGCCATCTTTGCCGTAAATCGTATCATCACCGTTTTTGGCGATCACATTCCCTTTATCGTCCAGGTCGGTGAACACGGACAGCCCGCGTTGTACCGCATCGTCAACTGCTTTCTCATACACACCGTTTTTTGTGACCGCGTCAAGGAGTGCCGTTTTGATGCGGTCCTGGCGCCAGCGGCGATCCAGATCGGCGGCGGTCGTTTTCAGCTGATCATTCTCGCGTTTCAGGGTGCCTACCTGGCGTTCATGATCGGCCCGCATGCTGTCGGTACGTTTAGCGATGAGCACCTCGATGCCTTGACGGTCGTAAATATCGGCATCGTCCAAGCCCTTGACGCGCTCTTGCATCTTCCGGTGTTCATCAGGATCGATGCCTTCATAGCGCGTCTTCATATCTACGAGCTGCTTCTCGACTTCCCGACGTACCGTGCGCTCGGTCGTCAGGGCTTCTTGCAGCTTGGGAATGCCATCGAGTGAGGGTTCGGTCTGGAGAATCCATTTCCCCTCATGCTCGGCATAGAGTTCGCGGAAGCTGTCAGGAATCTCTCCCGCAGCCGTATACCATTGTTTCAGCGCCATACAGCACCCTCTCGGTGTGTGTGGTTGGGCCGGCATCTCGCCAGCCATGGACCAAAGACCGCTGCATCTCACAGCGGGAGCGGGGCACCAAAAAAAGCGGCCTCCAGGAATCGTGTTCCCGAAGGCCGCTTGCGAGACAGAGGCGGATCTCACCCGAGGGCAAGAGCGAATTATGCGCTAAGGTTGTGGATAACTTGGGGAAAAGTCAAGAAATATTTCACGGCTGGCGTTGTTCCAACGCACGCACCCGCTGCTCCAAGCTATTGAGCTGGTGCTGCAGTGGAAAAGGCTCGGGCACCGTAGCGGCACGGCGCAGGTCGTGGAGGGTGAGCCCCAGGATGGCCCCACACATGAAGATCGTGAAGAGCAAGATGCCCACCCAGATCCGATCCGCCAGGGGAGGGATCGCGTGGAGGACGCGGCGAGACCAGGGATCGGGGGGCATAGGGGCTCCTAGTGCGATGTCTTGCGGAATTGGACGGTAGACCCATCCTCATAGGCTTGCATGATCGCCGGGATTTCCTCCGCCATCGCGCGGAGTTTCTTGTCGTCCCACTTCGGCCTGTGCACGTACGTGACCGTCACGTAGGGCACCTTCTGCGTCTGCTTCAACGTCAGAATGGCGGGCTTAATGAGGGCTTGCAGGGTCTCCATCTGGAAGGTCAAGGCTGCGGTATGCTGGGCAAGCTCCCCTTCAAGACGGGTAATCTGTGTTTGGTATGGGGCGGCTATCTCCTGATACGTCTTGGAGAGGTGAGAAAGCTCCGCTAACCAGCCGCGTAGGTCTTCGAGGGTAGGGTCGGCCATACGCATTGCTCCTTAGACGGTAGGCCGTACGGCTACCTGAATAGATTTGACGGCATTCACCGCAAACCGTGCATGTTTGGCACCCGCCATAGCGACAGGGCTCATACTGAGAAAATTGCGATTGAAGTTATAGAGCGTCGTCATGAGTTGCCAGCCTTCCTCTTCGAGCAAGCTCACGACTTTATAGCCAAGAGGTATATGCTGTTGCTTACGCAAGAGATCATCGGTCATGATGACCAAAATACCCTCAGGGGTGAGGCAGCGAGCAACTTGGTTGATAGCCGCTTTGAGGCCCTCCCGCCACTCTGCAAAGACATGCCCTAGCTCAGTATATTTGCCTTTCGCTATTGTCAGATAGGGGGGGTCGCAGATAGCGAGGTGGGCACATTGATCAGGAAACGGGAGACTTATACGGGCATCGGCCTGTACAATCGCTGGATGCTGCGGGGCAATGTCCGCCATGAGGGCATAGCGTGGTCCGCTAAATTCTGCCTGCGTCACGTGCTGAAAATGGGTGTACCGCTTGAGAGTGGCTGCGAGGAGACCACCACCTGCGAAGGGATCAAGCACGGTATCGCCGGGATTGGAGAAGTAATGGATGAGGTTCGCATACAGGGCGGGATTGACCCCGCCTTCAAAGCCATCGAGGCGCTTATCGTCAGCGGCAAAGACCCAATGATTTGACACCTTGAGATCAAAGTCAGGGCGATACACGCCCTGTGCGGCATCGACACGGGCACGAATGGCACGCCGCAGTTCTGTCCGAAGAGGGCGAGTCTCTTCCGCCCAAGCGCGGACTTCTTCTTTTTCTGTACGTGGCAAATTACAGTTTGCCATGTGTCGATAGGCTTCATAGGGCAAGATATTATTGCCGGCAATAATATCTGGCCACGTTGCAAAGAGTTTGCGTGCATTAGCAAGAAACGAGGGCCGCACGGCAGGTTGCCGTTGCGTCTCCAGCCATGCTCGCAGGTCCATATTGGCCTTCTTGCTGATCTCATGCCGCGGTTTTCCATGCATCGCCGGATGGCGAAGTACTTCTTCGTCAAAGTCTCTCACTAATTGCGCTTTGTCCCAGCTCGTCGTCGCCTCGCGTGCTTCAATCGCAATGAAGGCTTGCCCATAGCGAGCAATAAGAGCTTCCCATGTTTCCTGGCTGGGGTCCTTTAGAGAAACGTCGACAAGATGTAATGCTGGAGCAGTGGCCATTAGTGCCGTCTCCTAAAGATTGCAGGATTCGCGGCAATTAACGCCGCTGTTGCATCCCCACCGAAGGGATGGACCGTCGTAAAGTTGCCTTCCGTACCGAGATTGTTCTCCTGGCCCTTGCCCACCCAGAAAAAGCCGCCCTGGAGTTCGAGGCGGTCATAGGTTTCCAGCCCTTCTTTGAGCAACACCTCTTCTAAATGGCGCCGGTCTGTTCCGCTGCCCAACCCGCGACCAAACCACACCATCTGCGACTGGGTTAAGACCGTTTTCGCCACTTCGGCAATGCGTTGGGCAATAACCATCCAGCCGACGCCATATTTACGCGTTTCACGGTAGGCCCGATTCACGACCGACCGTGTTTCATTGGTATCATCGACTCGCGCTTCGGGGACCCACCGCGTCCCCTCATCCAAAACCACGAGGGCATTGTTTTGTTGCCCCTGGGTATAGCGCCTTTGAGCATGCTGCGTCAGATGCTCCATGAGTTCCCTCATGACGTAGACTTGTTCTTTTTCCCGGAGATACCGCGAATCCATCCGTATAACCACCTTGCGCCCATGCTCTAAAATACTCTGGACAAGATCACCCATGCGTTCGCGGCCATCAAAGAACTGCCTGACGCGCTCAAAGTCACGCTCAAAAGCCCGACGCCGAGCAGGCTGTGTCTGCAATTGAGCGACTTCTTGCAGCTTGGCTTTCTGGGTATTGCCGCCCCCGGCATAACAGGAGCCAATATGGACGCCAACGGCGTCAAGCACGCGCTCACTCGTCAGTTCCGCAATGGTGACATCCTTCTCACCAAAAATCTCTTCGCTCACAAGCTCCCCCAACCTATAGGCAATGTCGTCGCGCATATTCCCTATATGCCGATGGAACGGAAACACCAGGAGATCAGCCAACGTGGCTCGATCGGTCATGCAAATGTCCTGGACATTGAGCACCTCAACCTTGATCCCCGCAGCCTGACAGACCTCCAGATAATTCCAATGGAAGTCGCCTCGATCATGGCGCGTGGCATCCGAGAGATCGCCCGCCGTATCGGGCATAAGTAAGCCCATCTGTGGATGTGCGCAGAGCTTCCCAGCGATCAACATCAGCGCAAAAACCGTTTTGCCTGATCCCGTTTGGCCATAAACCGCATACAAGCGGGCCTCCCCATACCCACCGTCTTCAACTCGGCCAAAATTGCGATTGATAATCGTTGCGAGAATCTCTGGGGTATTGGGAATATGGCCCAGTGCGAGCCGATACCGCTCATCTTTCTCATTGTAGAGTCGTGTGAGATGGTCACTATCTGCGAGGGCAATGAGCGTCCCAGTCGATGGCCAGGCTTGTTGCGGGATTTTGACGTTTTTGGCATCGACCGTCCCAATAATCTGAATGGTCGATTGCTCAATATCGACTTCGCGGGACCATTGCTCCACGCGACCATGAACCATGAGATAGGGCTTGAAGGCAGGATCGTCATGAATCGGATTGCTCAGATTAATAGGCCCCATGCGTCCCACAATGAGATTTAACTCGACCGGCAAGGCGACATATTGTCCTGTCAGCGGGGTTCCACGAGCCTCGTGGAGAATCGTACAGTAAATAAGGCCATCTTTGACACCATCGAGCGTCGCAATCCATCGTTCCATCAGACTCCTTTCGTCCGGGTTAGATGAGTGTTCTAGCCGGATCGAAAAAGGGCGTACGTGGAAAATTGAACATGCCGTAGAGCGTCGCAATGGCTGATAACCGCTTCGTCGTCCAATCCGCCAGAAACTGGGGCCAGGGCTCCACGCTTCGATCTGCCGTATGGTACGTGAGGGCGGAAAGTAACGGCATCAGCCATGTATCATCACAGAGCCTCTCTAGCCGTGCTTCAATACGTAAGGCCCGTGAAAACGGATGGGGTTTAAAATAGGTCATGCCTAAGCGCCGCTCATAGAAATCACGCAGGGCCTGCCGCTCGTCATGCTTGAATCCACGCTTTTCCACGCCAAACCGGCCTTTAGTCCCTGTGACAAGCGGCTCTGGCGCGAGAAATTCTCCTGGCTGGAGTATCTGTCCAAGGAGTTCACGATCGGAGACAAGCGCACGATCAAACTGGTGTGTTCTGGCCTGAAGAGCCGCAAGCGTAATACGCTCACTACTCTTGCTCATCGCAATCACTTCAGGATTCTCAAGCAGGGCGAGAAAGCCGCCATCAACGACCAACCTTTCATACGCTCGATTAATACCAGCATTCCTCGTCCCACCGTTTATACGCCGCGTAATCGTTTGATTCACTTCCATGAGCATCGACCAGAATGACGTATCGGCAATCGTGGGCGTACAGCTGTCGACCAACAAGATATTTTCCGCGAGCATACGTAAAGGCGTACGGGCCAAGCTCAATTCTTCACCATTAATACCAGTTTCACGGATAGGGTCGCCGAACGACGTTTGGCCATCGGCATCGACACGGACTGCTTGAATCAAAATAGAACAGATATCGCCGAGCGGGACATCAATGACCGCCGCATCCACTGCACCTAATGACGTGGGAGGCGCTGCTTCCACCGTGCGGATATGGAGCAAATCGCGCAACTCAGTGGCATCTTCCAGGAGGTTCAGTCTTTCGCCAATTTGACGAAGGAAGTCCTGATTGTCGGCAATCCATGGCGCGATTAGCCGTTCAGGAATAGGCCGTGACTCCTCCGCCATCACTCCTCCTCTCTATGCATAGAGGAATGCCGTGCCTGCTGCTGGCGTTCCTGTTCAGCCTGGACAAGCCCCTCCTCAAGAAAGCGGCGCAACAATTCTGCTTGTTTCATTCCAAGCACGTCAGCCAGCGCCTTGAGCCGTACATATTGTTGTGCCGCAATATGGACAGTAATTTTTTTCATGATATCATTGTATGGCGAAAAGACTGATGAAAGCAAGAGGAAAACCGTGATGTGTGACGACGCCGACCTGCCCGACCATGACTTCGAATCCATCTACGGCCATGCCGCCCTGCACGCACGGACCCTGGCCCGCCTCGATGCGATTGCCCGCAAGATGGAGGCGCAGGCGCATGACTTCCACGCCTGGCTCGCCACGCGGGAGGTCCCACGACACTCGGCCCCGCCCACGGGCGTGCAGGACCGGTGAGGATCTGCTACACTCCTGGCTACTCGTGAATGCTTGTGTAGTCACTGGGGCGGGCCGGAACCCGCCCTGGTCGCTTCTCTCGCCTCCCTCCGCTTGCCTAGCACAATCTCTTCGTGTAGGGTAGCCCCGCATCGCCGTTTACACGACATACCTGTCTAGCACAAGGAGACACGTCATGATCCGTCACCCTCGCTCCCGGCTCGTCGCCAGCTTCCTGGCCCTGTGCCTGAGCGCCACCGGCGCCCTGGCCGCCATCACGAGCAGCCTCGATCCGTCGCAAGCCCCCTCGGGGACCCATCTGCAAACGGGCACCATTGGCTGTAGCGTCAATGCCGACCAGTCCGTCACCTGTAGCACGTTTGAACTGGCGGGCGTCGGTCATACTGACGCGAACGTCAGCCTGAACGCCAGCTACAGCGCCACCGTGGATTGTTTCAACCACGGCGCGAATCGAAATAATCCGATTGAGTCACACACGACGAGTTTTAGTGCAAGTACGCAGATTACCGTCACGTCGGGAAAGAATGGCCGGTTGAGCGTGCCAGCACAGAGCGTCAATCCTACCATTGTCGCGCAGGGCTGCCCTAATCCGAACTGGACGCCGGTTATTCGTGCAGGGACGCTGGCGTTGGTGAGTTTTAGCTATGAGCTGACGTTTGAGGACTTTAACGACCCGTATATTCTGATCACAGGCCCATAGTTCGTATAAAACTATGGGATATAGACATGGCAAGGCATCGCCGTCTAGGCACGGCGCGACGTGACGTGTCGAGGCTGGCCAAGGCAAGGCCCCGCTGGCCTGTCCCATGCGAGCTGCCCGCCGCCCTAGCCCAAGTCCGGGGGACATGCGGAGGGCGGCTGCTTCTCTAAGCCAATCAACCGATTATCGGCCGCATCAATCGCTTTAATCAACTCGTCAACCTTGGTCTGAAGCGCCGTCTCTTGATGCGTTTGGGTATGTTGAATCAAAATGACGAGAATCCAGGTTGTCCACGTGAGCAAACTGGTGGGGATGAGATTCCAGAGGTCGCCCCAGTGGAAGACGGGGCCTAATGCTAGCCAGAGCCCAAAGGCCAACACGGACCCGAGAAACATCCAGGCCGACCCGGCAACCAGGCTCGCCGTCGTGGCTAGGCGATAAAACCAGTCCGCCTGCACGCAGTCTCCTCCACGCTAGCGGACCACGCTTGCGCCGTCCAGCACCGCGTCGCTGATCCGTGACAACTCATAGCTTTTTGAGGGCATCACGAGCCGCAGATCACATTGCGAGAGATACCCGTGCGCGAAGTGCCAGGCGAGGGAGCCATTCTTTTGCAGCTCCAGCGCACACGCCAGCATGCGCAGGTGCTCTTCGGTCACGCCATGCAGTTCAAGTCGTTCCCACACGAGCGCATCAAGCATCGGGCACCTCCCGGCGCGGGTTGAGGCATTCCCAGCCCGCAAAGTGTTCGGGCTGCATCGACTCCTGGGTATACGTCGCCACCCAGCAGGTTTCGCCCACCCACAGCCAGCCGGGGGCCGCAGGGAGGCGCGGCAGATGCGCCCGCACGAAGGCCTCCAGCGTCGCACTAATGGGCGGCAGGAGCCGACCCTCGAATAGCATAGTGTCCCTCCCGCTCACGCCGCCTGGCCGCAGACGTGGGCGCCGCCTCAAAGCCCTAATCCGTCCACAACAGGCACTCATGCCGACGTCTCCGGGAGTTCCTCGGGCAATGTGAAGGTATACGTCAGCCGGTAACTCCCTGGCGTTTCCGCATCGAGGCGCCAGCGCAGACTCTGCGCCTGCTGCGGGAGGGCGCCATGCGCATGCAGGAGGGCCTCAATGGCCACCATCGTGCGCCCGGCCATGAGCCGCGCGGGGAGCCACACCTCGCCCGTGAGCGTCAGGGTTCCAGGCATGGATCCTCCTGCGCCTCTCGGAGACAATGCGCGGCGTGCAGCTGCCGTTCTAAGCGCTCCAGGACTGTTTGTGGATCTGGAGGCGCCTCCTCGCGTGCGTAGAAGCCGGGCTCGGGCTCATAGTCCAACTCGTCGTCCGGCTGTTGCTGCCAATGCGTGTACCGGGCATCGCGCGGGGTCATGAGTGGAGATCCTTCGCCGGGAGCCGCATGACACTCATCATGGTCGCTCCTTGTGCTGCAACACGTCCTGCGCCCAGGTCGGGGCCGGGAACACCGTGGCAATCCCGCTCAAATTCCCATGGCGCCCATAATAGGCCCGCAAGGCGTGGAGGGAGACCTGGCTCAGCATGGAGACCCCCGCACGCTGAGCCAGGGTCCACACAATCTGGCGCACGCGGGTCGCGGACAGGCCATAGTCGTGGGCCACACGCCCATACGAAGCGCCCTGGCGCACGCGGGTCGCAATGGCCAGATCGCGTAGCGCACGGGTGGGGTCGCTCATGGCGCTTCCTTCGCGGTCTGCCCGTAGGGACCTTGGGCGGGATCATACGTCCTGGGGACCCGCTCCAGGTAAACGTGGCAGACGACACAGTAGGCAAAATCAATATCCTGGACATGGAAACTGATACTATTGCACAGGAGACAGAGGAGCGCGGGTTTTTCCGCAAGCGTGAGGATGCGGTACGCGTCGGTGATCATGCGCCGAACTCCTCGAGCGTCAACGGCTGGCCCGTGGCCGCCTCCAAGGGTTGAAGCCAGGCCAGGAGGTCTGGGGTATCCACCGGATAGGGGCGCTCATAGTCGTAGACCACATACCGATCGTTGATGTCACGTCCCCACAAATAGGGGACGAGCATGGCACACTCGTCGGTCGTAAAAACGGGGACGCCCCGACGCAGAATGACATAGCGATGTCGGGCATTCAAGCTCATGCCCCGAGCTCCTCCAGCGTCAATGGCTTGCCCGTAGCCGCCTCGATTAATTGTTTCACCGTGAGCGATCCAGCACGAAACATGCGTGCCCGCGTTGGCCCTAAGACCGCATCCTGATAGGCCGTATCGCGGCGTGCCAGCCAGCTACTCACGCTGTCGTTTGGCACGCGACCTCCTCCCGGTACCACCGGGATAAAGCTCGAACGTCAGGCGATATGGTACGGCACACCGGAGAGATAGGGAATGCTATGCCCCACCGGCGTATGATCGGCATCGGCGGTATACCGGAGGCCATTACGCGCCAGGCAGACGTGTGACGTGCGCGAATCGAGAATCGAATGATGTTCAATTTGAACTGCATCACTATTCACCATTGCCGTTGCAACGCGCGCCTCACTCACCGCATTGGTCGTCTGCGTGCGTAAGAGGCGTGCGGCATCCTCTTTCGCCTTCGCCATAATCCCATCTTGAAAGCCGTTCGCCGCCGTCCCTTGCACCCGTGCCGCGAGAGTCGGGAGGGGCTCCTCCAGGCTGACCCCCACCATGAGCGAATCGCCCACGCGGGTCACGAGCCCAGCGGCGGCGCGGCTCCACCAGTCGTCCCCGGTCGTGCTCAAGTCCGTGGGTGTGGCCGGGCTGGGGATGAGCGTCTGACGCACGGCCCGGCGCAAGGTCGTCTCGCTGGGCATCTCGTCAATGGTGCGGGTCTCCGTCTCGGTATTCACAATGCGCCGCGTGACACGGGCCTCTTGCTCGGCCAGGGCCACGAGAAACGCGTCCACGTCGCGGGCAATCTGGGCGTACCGGGTCGTTACAAGGGGATCAATCTCATCCCGCACCAGGAATTGCACCGCCCGGCGCCGCGCCACGAGAAAGCTAAACTGCGCGGGATCGGCCTCCCGGAGTGCATGCAACAGATCCTGCTCCAGCAAGAGCAAGACCGCCCAGACCTCCTGGCGCTGGTGCGTCTCGGCCCGGCCCACCTGGAGCAAGCGCGCGGTGAAAGCGTCGGCAATCTGCGCATTGACGGGCTCGGTCATGCGACGCCGTCGTCTGCGGCACGCCTAGCGTCTTCGGCATCAAGCCAGGCTTCCAGAGCCCGCATCCGCGTCGCCGGGGAAACGAGTGAGAGGTCCGCATCGCCGCCTCGGCGGTCTGCGGCGATAAACGCCGCCCGGAGGGCCTCCAGAGAGGCCATCGCGCCCTCTAGCGTCCCATCAGCGCCCGGATACACCGTGGGCTTCCCGTCTCCTAACGTACTCATATGTTGCACTCTCCCACCCCGTCGTGGGGCATTTACGGACTCGGCCATAATACCTCATCGAGCACTTCGAAACATTCGACCCGCCCATCGGTGTGTAGCTTGTACCGGGCCACCACGATCGACTCTCCCGCCTCGTCAAGGGCCTTGGCCTCCACCAGGACATCCTCGGCAGGGGCGTACGCGGCCATCACGTGGGCAATCGTTTCTTCGAAGACGCGACGGGCATGGGCACGGTCATCACGCATTAGCCACCTCTGGCGCGATACGGCCGTGGCATACTCCGCCATGACCGTGGCGATAGTCTCTTCAAAGTTTCAATCCCTTCCAGGGAAGTGACGACCATACCCATGCCGCTACACCGTGAGCCGCAGCCGACTCGTCTCGGGCAGCGCTTCGTCATGCCGCTCCCACTC